TCAAGTTCCCTGCGATTAAGCTTAATTCATCCAGGTATCTCAAGGATGCCAATGCAATAGAGCAACCCCGTGAATATGCCTGTCTCAATTCCCTGCAAAAAACCAAGTGGGCGGTCAATAACCGGCTTGCCGCAGTGATTCAGTATTGCCTGGAGGAGGATATAAAGATGGGAGGATTGCCCGGCCCGGAAGTTAGCCCCCCTGGAAGCCCCTTCCCTCAGAAGAAGAAAAAAAGTGAGATGAATGATGCCGAGTTGGAGGTACTGAAAGAATATTCACTTCACTCAAGACGGATCAGAGAACTCAACGCATCCAATCGATCTATACGCTTACACCTAGTCCGTTGTATGCAAGCCGCAAGAGCCTACGAGAACAAAGGCTTTCACTATGTTTATTACTCAGACTTCAGGGGCCGAAAGTATCCCAGTTATTCCCCGCTATCCCCACAAGGCCCGGACTTCTCTAGGGCATTACTGCTATTCCACCGGGGGCTACCGATCCGATCCAAAGAATCCGAGATCCTATTTGCATCACACGGTGCAGGAATGTACGGCAACGACAAGGTGTCCCTCTTAGAGAGACACGAGTGGGTGCAAGAGAACGAGGATATCATTGTCAAAGCCGCCGAGTCTCCCCTTGAATGGAAGTGGTGGGTTGAAGCCGACAAACCCTTTCAGTTCCTAGCCTTTTGCATGGAGTGGGAGCGTTATCAGATGGACAAGAAGGGCTTCAAGTCTCAGCTACCAATCCAGATGGATGGCAGTAACAACGGGCTTCAGCACTTTTCGGCCCTCATGCTTGACCCGGTGGGAGCGAGCCTGACCAACCTCATGCCTAGTGAGGTTCCACAGGACATTTATCAAGCGGTTGCTGATGAAGTGAACGAGCTAGTTCAAGCCGATGCCCAGAATGGACATTCCGTTGCAAAGGGCTGGCTTGAGTGGGGGGTGGATCGAAAGATATGCAAGCGACCCATCATGATTATTCCCTATGGCGGGACCAAGACTGCCATGCGCCAGTACGTTTCCGAGATGGTTGAGGATGGCCTTGCTTCAGGGAAGAAATATCCTTGGCAGGCAACAGGCCCCCGGCCAACCGGCTGGAAAGAAGCTGGCTACTTAGCTGACCACATTGACAAGGCGATCCAGAAGACTATGGGTTGTGCCAACCAAGTCATGGATTGGATACGGGATGCCGCACGGGAGTATGCACACAACGAGTTGCCACTAACATGGGAATCTCCGAGCGGGTTTAGAGTCCTTCAGAATTATCTCAAGGTGAACACAAGGCGAGTCATGACCCAGCTTGATGGGAACTTCATCGCAACCCGGATGCCTTACGAGACTGACAAAATCCAAACCCGCCGGGCAGTTCAGGGGTCCAGCCCCAACTTTGTACATAGTATCGATGCATCCCATTTGACCCACACTGTTCTCGATTGTGCTGACCAGAAGGTGAGCGACATGATGGTGATACACGACTGCTTCGGAGTCCATGCCGCCAATGCGGGGAAGCTCATGAAGACCCTGAAGAAGCAGTTTGTGCAGTTGCACCAACCTAATCTTCTGCATAATTTGAAGGAACAATTAGAAGCCTATGGGCCAAGCTTACCCCCAGTTCCACTGCGAGGTGACTTAGATTTGAAACAGGTCTTGAAATCTAAATATCTATTCTCATGAAACCCATTCCACTCCAGAAATCTAACTTCAGAAGCAAGCTTGAGAAGCGTTACGCCGAGCTTCTGGATCTCCATGTTAAGTCTGGTGTTTTATTAGATGCACGGTACGAAGCAATCAAGCTACGGATAGGGGATAACGTACACTGGACACCTGACTTTTTCCTGACCTACCCAGACCGATTTGAGTTCCATGAAACCAAGGGGTTCCGAAGAACTTCAGCAATGGTGAAGATCAAGGTGGCGGCTCAAATGTATCCGCACTTCAGGTTCGTTCTTGTCGAAGCAGGAAAGAAAACAGGGGAATATATTTTTAAAGAATACAAGGCATACGAGGAAAAGTAATGGGTTTAATTTTAGAAAGAAAACTTAACGAGGAAATTATCATCTCATTGGACGGGATCGAGTTGGCTCGGTTTGCAATCGTCCGAAAGATGGGGCAACGCCGGTTCCACATTTTGATAGACGCACCTGAAAATGTTGCAATTACCAGAGGTCAGAGAATCAAACCCGAATTTGATAAACTTCCCAAAGTGGACAAAGAGAGATGAGACTAATTTCATAGTTATTCATAGTTCACTAACCAAAGGATCGGATGATGAGGGTGTCGAGTCTATGCGCTCACTGCACATGAGACAGGGGTGTGTGGATGTCGGTTATCATTTCATTATTCGGCGCAACGGAGTTACCGATACAGGGAGACCGCTTCATGCTCAAGGGAACCATTGCCCCCAAATCGATGAGAAGTCGATTGGAATATGCTTGATTGGAGGTGGCGATAAAAACAGGAAGGCTAAAGCCCCGGATTATAACATTCCTCAGATGGAGTCTCTTGCTTACATTTGTCTGTGTCTAGTGAGGATATACCCTGAAGCCGAGATCGTTGGTCACAATCGGTTTAGTCCAGATAGTCGTTGCCCTGTCTTCAATATTCCAGATTGGTGGGCCGAAGTTTCTTATGAATTAAAACAACTAAACAAAACCATTCATGCCGATCAATTTCCCCTCTTTCAAGAACTACAAAAGGAAGACTGAAACCGTGAAAAAAGTTGATTTACCCGGCAGAGATTGGGGGATTCAGGAGCATCTAATGCATGAATTAAAACGCCTTTATCCCGACCAATCTCCTAACCTTGAATTGGAAATGAAAGAGGTTTGGTATCGTGCCGGTCAGGTCTCAGTAGTTCGCAAACTTGAACAGATGCAAAAGGATTAATATGGCTTCAGCAACGGCAATAGCGACAGGTGCGCTTGCCTTGTACAGTATTTATTCAGGCGAAGAAGGTCGCCGGGAACAGCAGAGACAAGCCAGTAAGGCAAGAAAACGCCAAGAAGAACTTCAGGCACAGCAAGAGAAAATGTCTGCGTCACAACAGGCTGATAGCAATATCGATCTCAGGAATGAGCAACTCACTGGCAACTTCCAAACACCCTACCTAAAAACCACGGGGCAACCTAAAGGTAACAGGGACCGATTGATTCGGCCTAATCTATCTCCCCGCAAGTCCTTGATGTTGGGCCATAGCCGTGGATTCCAGCCCGGTTATAAAAAAGAAACTACATGAACGACCTTTGGGTTTTAGAAATTCTAAGACCCAACCCTTTCTATACAAAAACCTCTCTGGTTTGTGATTGTGGAGTTGATCAGGAGGAGGGACTTGCATTAATAAACGCCAGAGAAGCAAAACTTTTAAGAGATGCGGGTGGTTCTGCAAGACCAGTCCCCGGCACTATCGGGTTAGGCCCACAAGGAGATGCCCTTCGGAGTTATAAGGTTTCTGATGATATGAACCCCCTTCTTATGGGGTTGCCAGGGAATACAGGAGGGACTGAAGGTGCATCTACGAATATTGGTTCGGGGGGTGGAGGTGGAGGAAGCGATCAACAATTAACAAATCTCCAAGGTTACAGTGAGGGAGTGCCGTGGACTGTGACGAAAACAACATCAAGGGGTGATTACGGCCTTCACCTTTTCCTCTCAAGTGGTCCTGGGGTTCCTGCAGGGGGGAAGTGGGTTTCTCAAACTTCTTATTGGGGGATGATTAATACCCACGCCAAAGAGGTTGCCGCAATTAAGGCTTCTAATGCAGCAAAAATCGCAGCTCACCAAAAAAGATTAGATGCAGGAGAAAAGTATATTGGTGGAAAATATTACACCCCGGGGACGAAAGAGTACGATAAAAAATTCCGTAAAGACGGAGAGTTCAATAATGATAACTCCCAGTTTTGGGACACGAACAAAGAAGAATGGATTACGGTAAAGGATGGAACAACACACACATCATCCGAGATGGTTTTCAGTGAGGGTAAGTGGCACGAACCCGGGTCTGCGGGGGCCATCAAAGGCCAAGACAAAGCGACACTTTCAGATGCAGAGTATGATAACAAATACCGGGGGACGGGAACGGAAGATGAAAAGGGTAGTATCTGGGGAGAGGATGACACATGGCATGAACCCGGATCGGAAGGATACGACAAAGCAACGCTTTCAGATGTAGAGTTTGATAACAAATATCGGGAAGACGGG